TAAATGAAGAAAAGCGTTGGGCGGATTATCTTTTTAAAGATGGTAGTATGATTGGACTTAATGATAAACTTCTTCAGCAGTATGTTGAATGGATTGCTAATCGTAGGATGAAATCAATTGGATTGAAACCAGTTTATGATGTACCAGCAACAAATAATCCTCTTCCATGGACAGAGCATTGGATCAGTTCTAAAGGTCTACAAGTTGCTCCTCAAGAAACCGAAGTGGAATCTTATATTGTTGGTGGTATCAAACAAGATGTTAAAAAGGATACATTTAGTGGATTTAAACTTTAAATATGTTGGGGAGGGTAACCTCCCCTTTTTTTATAAATATATTTAAACAACAAAAAATAGAGAAATGAGTATTTTTAATCTTTACGAGGCATACAATGCCATTTATGATGAAGTACTTAGACTAGAATTTGAGGAAATGTCTGAAGAGTTTGCAGGTGCAGAAGACCTGTCAGACGAAGAATTAACTAGTATTATAGAAGAATCAATTTTTGAAATTCTTGACGAAGGTTTTGAAATTGATGAAATCGAAGAAATTTTAGAAGAAGCTCTTGGTATAAATGTCCTCGATGAGGCAAGAATGACCCCTCAGCAGATGAGTGCAAGAGCAGAGAGAAATAAAGCTGCCGCTGCTGCTAGTGAAAAATCTGCTGCCGCTGCTAGAAAATCTGGTGCTGCTGTAGTCGCTAGAGAAAAAAGAGCAGAAAGAGTTGCTAAAGTTAAAGCATCTGTAAAAGCAGGAGTTGCTAAAGTTAAATCAACTGCAGCATCTGCAAAAAAATCTGCAGAAAAAAAAGTTAAAGATGTTAAACAGCAATCACATGTAGGTGCTGCTAAGTATGCATCTTCCCGTAATTTGGTTAAGGGTGCTGGTCTCAAAACTCAATCTAGCAAAGGTAGAGGTGAACTTCGTTCTGCCGTTGCTAAAGATATTAAATCTAGAGTTGGTGCTAAAATTAAGGCAGCAGCTGGTAAAGTGAAGCAAAAGGCAGCATCTGCAGCAGTATCAGGATATGCAGCAGCACGTTCTGCTAAGCAAGCAGCATCTGATGTTAAAAATAAGGCAGTACAATCTGCTAAGAACAAGGCAGCAGTTGCAAAGCGTAATGTGAAAGGTGCTGCAAGTGCTGCGAAATCTGGTGCTAAGAGTGCTGTAGGAAAGGCAGCAAGGGCGGTTTCTACGGGTGCTGGTAAGGTTGCATCAAAACTTGGTGAAGAAGTTCAAAGAGATGATTTATTTGATGTAGTTCTTGAGCATCTTATTGCTGAAGGATATGCTGATACTAACGAAAATGCAATCGTAATTATGGCAAATATGAGTGAATCTTGGTTAGAAGAGATCATCGGAAATATTTGATAATATTTTAAAATCAAAACAAAGAGACCTCTAGTAGGTCTCTTTTTTTATAAGTACTTTAGTTGTAAAGTTATCTATGTCTAAAAATCAACTTACCAAAGGTGAAATGAAAGAAAGAGTTTTGAGATTGAAAAATAATCTTTATAAGGAACATATTCGCCCAGAAATGGATATGAAGGGTCTTGCTCATAAATATCTGAACGAAGTTCTTGATATAATAGATGAGTACAGATATTGACTATGAAAATCCTTGGACCTACAGTGGGAAAGTATTTGGTTCAAGTGATATTCAAGATTATTTTGGTTTTGTATATCACATACATTGCAATAAAACTAATAGGGATTATATTGGTAGAAAATATTTCTGGTCGTTCCGCACACCAAAGGGGAAGTCTAGAAAAGTTAAGGCAGAATCTGACTGGAAGTGCTATTATGGATCATGTCCAGAACTCAAGGAGGATGTAAAGCAGTATGGTAGGGAAAATTTTACGCGCACTATTATCTCATTACATAAAACAAAGGGCAAAACTAACTTTGAAGAAACAAGGCAACTCTTTGCCAACAATGTCCTCACAGAATCACTTGACGACGGAACGCCCAAGTACTACAATGGAAACATCCTCAACAGGTACTTCCGAAAAGATTATTATGGAAATGACAACTGAAGAAATTGTTGCTGATATCCGTCAGTGGTCAATTGACAAAATTCATGAATTGTCTGAAACTGAATCGCCAAAAACAGATAAAATGTATTATTATTTAAATGCTATGGCGATTGCTGAAGAATTTGATGAATGGATTGTTGAATATGATGATCCTAATAAAACATTGGATATTATGTATTTGGAAAAAGTTCGTGAAGTTGGTGGTGAAGAAGAATGTCTTTATTGACAAATCCTAAATAATATCTTATTATGTACGAACCCACTCAAGCGGTGGGTTTTTCACTATGAGAAAGTGAGTGACAATTAGAGCCGTGGAAGGTGCCCTTCGAGAGAGGTGGTGTACCCCCCTTCTATACGGATGTAGAGTTCAATTAAAATTAATGCAACAATTCTTTACTGTAGCCCTGCCCCTTCTGGCATCGGTTACAACCAATGTGGCAACACTGCCTGTATTTCCTCCCCTGACGACACCTCCAGTGCCGTTTTCTGTTATTAAGGAGTTTGAAACTACGACAGCGACCAAAGAGGTTGCTCCCGAAAAGCCAAAAGAGAAAAGGCTAATTTGTAAAGGGTGTTCAGAACATGAACAACTTGCCTTGGATTATTTCCAAGATCAAGGAATTAAAGACAGAAACGCCCTTGCTACTATCCTGGGCAATATTAAGCAGGAATCCATGTTCGTGCCTAATATTTGTGAAGGTGGTAGTAGAACTCAGTACCATCACTGCGGTCGTGGTTATGGTCTGATCCAATGGACATCTGCCGATCGTTATTATGGATTGGGTGATTTTGCTAAGAAGTTTGGTGGTTCTCCATCAGAACTTCAAACGCAACTTGGTTATCTAACAACTGAGGTTCAATGGAAACGAATTGAAGACAGGATGAAAACTCCTGGTAAGTCTATCGATCGTTACATGGACTATGCGTATAGTTGGATTGGTTGGGGCATTCATGGTGCTCGTACATCTTATGCTCATGAGTATGCTAACCGACTGATCACGGTAGAAGTTTGAAAAATTAAATAGGTAGAGGGGGCTTGACAGATGCTCCCTCTCCATCTATAATAATCTCATGGGCAGGCGGGGTTCCAACTCTTCCATAAGACCCTCCCATAAGGGACTGTCGCCTATTGGTTAAGGCCCACTGCTTATAACGGTGTGAATGGAGTTCAATTCTCTACAGTCCTACTTGGAAGAATATTCTTCCATTAATGTTTCAGTAGCTCAGATGGATAGAGCATCTGCCTTCTAAGCAGTTGGTCGGGGGTTCAAGTCCCTCCTGAAACGCTTGGAGATTTATTCTCCAAATTATTCCCCTATAGCTCAACGGCAGAGCAGAGAGCTGTTAACTCTAAGGTTCCTCGTTCGAATCGAGGTGGGGGAGTTGGAAGGTCTGGAAATGTTCGGATCTTCCTCTAAATCCTAAGTTTGCTTAGGTCGGGGACTTGATCACCCCCGTTCGTAGGTGCCAAAACCGCTCCTCATCCCGAGTATTCTGTGGGTGAGTGAATGTCAAGAGTGGGGACATAGGTAAAGTCTCCAACGCCTACCACAACCTCTGGTAGTCTATTGGTAAGGACAGGCAGACAATGCACATGGAAACTAGGTTCGATTCCTAGACAGAGGACGCGGGAGATTAACTCAGCGGTAGAGTGGCTGCCTTACAAGCAGTAAGTCGTTGGTTCGAATCCGACATTTCCCATATATTAAAAAATAAATAACTAATAATTAAATAAAGTCTAAAATGAATAATAAAATACCTAAATGTATTGCTCCATGGGTTTATTTGGACATACTTCCTGATTCTACAGTAGTTCCTTGTTGTAGTAATCCAACTGAATTAGGTAATTTAAAATTCCAAACTTTAGATGAAGTTTGGAATGGTGAAAAAATGAAGCAATTGAGACTGGATATGTTCAAAGATGAATTACCAGAATCTTGTAAAATTTGTAATAGTCAAACAGATACTGAAACGTTAAAATATTTTTATAATCAAAAATTTCAAAGTGCTTTTTCTGAAGTTGATTCAATTACACTTGATGATGGATCTGTAAAAGAAGTAAAGATACAGGGGTTTGACTTTAGAATAAGTAATAAGTGTAATTTTAGATGTAGAACATGTTGGCAGAAGCTTAGTAGTTCTATTAATTTTGAAAATAAATCTAATAATATAGGTGATTATTATACTGATACTGCCATTTTAAATATCACTAATTATTTTGATTTTAAAAAGATGTATCATGATAACATTGAAAATTTAAAACTTATTGAATTCTCTGGTGGAGAAGTTTTATTGATGGATGAGCACTATGAAATGTTGCAATATTTTATTGATAATAATAAGCAATCTCAAATAGAATTGAGATACAATACTAATTTTTCAACAATAAATTATAAAAATTTTGATATATTAAAATACTGGACAAAATGGGAACCAAGTAAATTATTTGTATCTATTAGTATTGATGAAATAGGAACAAGATCTGAATACGTTAGATATGGAACTGTATGGAATAACTTATCTAATAATATAAAAAAACTTATTGATATTTTTGTTGATAATGAAAGATTTAATATTTCTGCAAATATTGTAGTTAGTATTTTTAATGTGAATAGAATACCTGAAATTCTCTCATATTTACTT